GTTCTCCAAACTCTAGGCCGGTCATGAGCCGGCATTCGGGTGAAAGTGCGACGCTCTCTGATTTCGCTCCGGTTCGCTACCCACACGAAATTCTGTTTCCCACTCCAACTCATGCCGGGATGGCGGACGATTCGTCCGACCACAGGTTCATGGGTCGGGGCAATGTCACTCCTCTATCCGCAACCACCGATGCGGCCTCGCCCACGTCACCGCTTGCTGTCCCCGGCATCTCTGTATCACTACGCGATGACGGCGGCCCTGCGTCACATCGATTGCAACAACAGATTGTTGGGCCTCAATTGGGTCCCTCGAAGATCACGCGTACCGGGCCATACAGCACGCCGTCTTCGCCGCATCCCCCGAGTGTCGACCCGACCTTGCCATCAGCAGTCCCACCGCCGAGTGAGTCACAATTCGCTCCCTCGCAAGGGGATGTTTATGTCGATGGCTCGCGGCTCGGGAGGTGGATGACCGATCGCCTCGTCAGGGCGGCCGATCTGCCGCGGTCCGCTGCGACCGGGTTCGATCCTCGCATGACCGCTACATGGCCCGGCGCGCCGGTGAGCGCTTGACAGGAGAGGTAGTACAATGTCGGATGTTGCACTATTGCTGGGCTCCATCGTGTTCCAGAACTTTGAAGTTCCCGCCAATATCAATATTGGTGGGGCGCAGCGCTTGGCAATTCATCGTCTGCTAGGCGGGACGCGCGTGATCGACGCGCTGGGCCGGGACGATTCAGACATTTCGTTTTCCGGCACTTTCTCCGGCTCTGACGCGACCCTTCGCGCCCGCTCACTCGATGAGATGCGCTCGTTGGGCCTTCCTATGCCACTCACTTGGGACGTATTTTTGTACTCCGTCATCATCAAGAACTTTGAGGCGGACTATCGTTCTGGTTGGTGGGTTCCCTATCACTTGACTTGCGCGGTGGTGTGTGACGTAGCCAGCAGCACAGTATCTGCGGTGATATCACTTGCGGATGATGCACTATCTGATGTTACAACCGCCTCCACCTTTGCCGCGGCCGTCGGAATAGACCTGTCGGACACACAGACTGCCATGGCCATGCCAAACGCGGCTGTGAAGGGAACGGCCACGTATTCCTCAACACTCGTCGCAGTTGCAAGTGCGGGCACCCTCGTTGATTCCGGTATTTCACAGGCAGAAACCGCTCTAGGCGCGGCGTCGTGGCCAGTCGATGACCAGATACCGTTGGCGGCCATTGCTTTAAACGACGTCGTATCTGCGGCCCAACAGATCAGTTGCCTGACAGTCGCGCAGGCCTATTTAGGACGGACTAGCATCAATTTAGCAAACGCGAGTACCTGATCGTGCGAACAATTACTGTGACAGGGAGCAACCTGTTTCAAATTGCGGCCGCTGAACTAGCCGACGCAACGCAGTGGATACGGATCGCTCAGCTCAACAACGTATCGGACCCAATGTTGTTCGGCGTCGTAACCCTGATGATCCCTGACATCGACCAAGGCGCAGGAGGTGGCGTTGCCGCCCAGTGAAATGCTTACCGCGCGGCGATCGCCTTTAGCGCGCATTACAGCGAACGGCGTCTCGGTTCCAGGGCTGATAGAAGTCGAGGTCAGTTGTAACAACCACTTTTCCGCCGACACGTTTTCTGCTTCCTTCGCTTTGAACGTTGGCTCCCCCTTTGGAAGCTCTTTCTGGGCCTCGGAACTGAACATTTCGATTGAGGTATCGTTTAGTCTGGATGCTACTTCGTTCGTCAATCTGTTTACCGGCACTGTGGACACGATCGCGATCAACGCCACCAGAGGACTGGTTCACATTGCGGGCCGCGACTTGTCAGCCCAATTGATCGAGGCTCGCACAGAAGAGACGTTTTCCAATCGCACTTCGAGCGAGATCGCTTCATTGCTTGCGAATCGGCACGGCCTGACTCCCAATGTGGTACAAACGACAACGTTGGTCGGCAGGTATTATCAGGACGAACATGATCGTATCACGCTTGGACAATTCAGCCGGTCGACGACGGAATGGGATTTGTTGGTGTTTTTGGCACAGCAAGAGGGCTTCGATCTCTCGGTTGCCGGCACGACTTTAAATTTTCTCTCGTCGACCAACACAGTCCGGGCTCCATACGTGATCTCGCCAACCAATTGCATCGACATGACGCTCGAAAGACGCCTGACGCTCGCAAAGGATATCACGGTAACCGTCAAGAGTTGGAATTCCCGTCAGAACCGTGCATTTACCCAAACCATGACCGCGACGAGTGGCACAGATTCTACTTCGGATGGAGCATCTGATTACCAACAATATATTTTTGTACATCCCAATTTAACTGCAGACCAGGCTCTAAATCTCGCCCAACAAAAATTCGCTGACCTCGTCATGCATGAGCGAGTGGTGGAGTTTGTCGTGCCGGGTGATCTTTTTCTGACTCCTCTTGGCCAGTTGCTCGTGACGGGGACGGGCACCGACTTCGACCAAACATACCATATCGATCTCGTCGAGCGCCATCTTAGCATGAATGACGGCTTTACGCAACGAGTGCGGGCGAAGGGCAGCAGTCCGCGGTCGAAGCCGACCAATCAAGCCGGCACTGCCGGTGCGACCGCGAGCTAGTTGATGGAACGTCTCTTAAACATCCTCAAAGCGCATGCGGAGGCTCTTGATTGTGGAGCGGGGCAGCCGCGATTTGGGGTCGTGACCTCGGTGGATACGAATTCGGCATGTGCACGGGTAACCCTTCAGCCCGAGGGGGTCCTAAGCGGCTGGTTGCCGGTCTTGTCACCTTGGGTCGGCGCCGGTTGGGGTCTCGTTTGCCCACCTTCTCAGGGCGATCAGGTAATGGTACTGGCGCAAGAGGGGAACGCTGAGCATGGGGTGATTATCGGTGCCGCGTTTAGCACCACCCAGCTACCTCCCGCCGCCCCAGTCGGGGAGTACTGGCTCGTGCACAGTTCCGGCAGCTTCATCAAACTTCAAAATGATGGAACCATTCGCGTGAACGGTGATTTGCACGTGACCGGCGACGTTTACGACAGCCATGGCCCGCTCTCTGGACTTCGCGCGCACTACGATGGGCACACCCACGTCGACTCGCGCGGTGGCACGACATCGGCCGCGAACGAGCAGGACTAAATCGCGTGAACGATATCTACCACGTCTGGGATTCCGACCTAGCTACCGGCGCGACGGGTGATCTCGCGATCGCATCCGGTTCAACTTTGGGTCAGCAGAGAGTATTGCGCCGCCTTCTCACTAATCCCGGGGACTACATCTGGCACATCGATTATGGGGCCGGACTGGCAAGTTTTGTTGGAGTTCCTTCGAACAAGATGCAAATCATGGCCACGATACGAAGTCAGATGTTCCAGGAGACAGCTGTCGCCCAAACGCCCGAGCCTGTGATCAATGTGCAGATATCCCCAGCGGGCGCATTGTCGACGATATACGTTGATATTCGATATACCGACTCGCTAAGCGGTGAGACCCAGATGCTGACATTCTCAGTGGGTTCCTGATCATGCAGCTGTCGCTCCAGACATTCACCTCTCTGGTCCAGAATATGGCGGCTACGGTCCAATCCGCGGCGACCCAGTTATTAGACCTCACCGTGGGCTCCACGCTGCGCGCGGTTCTTGAGGCCAATGCGTCCGTCGCGCTCTGGATGCAGTGGTTGATCCTACAAGTCTTACAGATGACAAGAGCCACGACCAGTGTTGGGGCCGATCTTGATAGCTGGATGGCGGATATGTCCCTGAGCCGCCTCCCGGCTGTCCCGTCAGTTGGGTCGGTTGTGTTTTCTCGTTATACTGCGACCGGGTCCTCGCTCGTACCGGCTGGAGCTTTAGTTCGGACAGGGGATGCTACGCTGACGTTTGTTGTTACCGCGGATACGACGAATTCTGTGTGGAATGCTGCACTCAACGGATACATAATCAGTCCTGGTGTAAGTTCCCTTACGGTCCCGATCGTTGCACAGGTTCCCGGTGCAGCTAGCAACGTTCTTGCAGACACAATTTCGTTGATAGCGACCGCAATACCGGGTGTCGACTTGGTAACGAACCCGGCGGCAACCCAGAATGGTCTGGATTCGGAGTCCGACGCCGCGTTTCGGACAGGGTTTCAAAATTATTTGCAGAGTCGTTCGCGCGCGACAATCAGTGCAGTGGGATATGCTATAAGCAGTATTCAGCAGGGGTTAGATTTCAAAATTGCGGAGAACGTTGATCCGAGCGGTGCAAGTTGGGCCGGGAGCTTTGTAATCACGGTCGACGATGGTTCCGGCTACCCACCCTCGTCGCTTCTTTCGACCGTATACGCCAGCGTCGACTCCATCCGACCGATCGGATCGATATTTTCGGTACAACCCCCAAGCGTTGTTCTAGCGAATGTCACATTGACATTGTCGATAGCCCTCGAGGCTTTGAGTACGTCTGTTATTTTCGCCGTGACATCGAACATTACAAATTACATAAATTCCCTGACGATCGGGGAGTTGTTGCCGCTTAGCCGTCTGGCGCAGGTAGCATACGACGCCAGCGGCGCGGTGATTAACGTGACACAGGTACAAATAAATGGTGGTTCCGCGGACCTTGTCGCGGCAGGAACCGGGATTATCAAGACCGGAACGGTGTCGGTGAACTGATATGACTGGTGACCAGAGCGACTTTCGGAATCGGCTGATCGCCGTGATGCCTGGGAGCTGGTTTCCCGACAGCACTCCTATATTAGACGCGTTGCTCGGTGGCCTAGCGGCCGCATGGTCGCCAATATACAATATGCTGCAGTACGTCAAGTCACAGGCTAGAATATCTAGTGCGAGCGACGTTTGGCTTGACCTAGTTGCCTGGGACTTTTTTGGCCGACGGCTCAAGCGCCGACCAAGCGAGAGTGATGATAGGCTGCGTGACCGGATTATGCTGGAGATGTTTCGCGAGCGGGCCACGCGTTTCGGTTTAGCGTCCGCCCTGCAAGATCTAACGGGCCGAGCTCCGATAATATTTGAACCCGCTCGAAGCACTGACACCGGGGGGTACACGTCATTGGACGGGCGGGGCGGAGGGATTGCCTATTGCACCGCTGGCGGCTGGGGTAACCTAAATCTTCCGTTCCAATGCTTTATCACTGCCTACCGGCCCCTCAGCGCAGGGATTGGGCTAGTGACAGGCTGGGGCTGCGCAGATGGTGGGTACGGAGTAGGTAGCATTGAATACGCATCTCTAGATATGGCTGGCGACCAGGTCACGGACGTCGAAATCTGTTCCGCCATAACGGGGGTTCTTCCTATTGGTACGATAGGATGGATCCAAATTATCGACTAATGCATCTACAGAGAGTTTTATGGACAGAAACATCGTCTATCCCGGCAGCATCCCGCTTGACACGGATTTACTGTCGACCAATCGCAATGCCATGGTAGCTCTGGGTTATCTGGCACAAGCGGTACTCGGACAAAACATTATCGCCGATGGTCTTGTGTGTAACCCAACCTCTCCGGCATCTCTGGGGGTTACGGTCGGGCCAGGGTGTCTTACGCAGTTAACCGCTATCGACACCCTATCATATGGCTCTCTACCGGCAGATACGGCAGATTTGCTGGTAAAAATGGGAATCAACATCTCGTCCACGAGCTTCATGCTGGTTCCTCCGACGTCATCGGGTCAATCGACCAACTATTTGATCGAGGCCTCCTTTCTCGAAAGCGACGTCGACCCAGTGGTGTTGCCCTATTACAATGTGGCGAATCCGGCACAGCCGTATAGCGGGCCGGCAAACTCCGGCGTAGCCCAAAATACGGCGCGTATACAACGGGTTCAGTTGGAACTCAAAGCGGGCGCTCCAGCGCTGACTGGTCAGCAACAAACGCCGCCGGTGGATGCTGGTTGGGTCGGTCTATATACTATCAGTGTGAGCTACGGCCAAACCGAAGTTTCTGCATCCAACATCGCGATGTCATCGTCCGCGCCATTTCTTGCATGGAAGCTCCCGCAGCTGAGACCCGGATTTGCATCCGGAGTGAAGGCCTTCACCAGCTCAGGGAACTATACCGTGCCCGCCGGCGTGACGCAGGTTGAGGTTGAGCTATGGGGGGGTGGCTCCGGTTCATTCGCTTCGGTCAGCGGGATTCCAAGCGGGGGAGGGGCTGGTGGGGGCTATGCTCGGTTACGAATTGCAAACCTGTCGAGCGGCCTGGTGATTCCGATAGCAGTGGGCTCCGGCGGAAATGGCGGGACCAGGGCGGGAGGCGCAGCGACGGCCGGAGGCGCCTCTAGCTTCGGCACCTATGCCAACGCTACGGGTGGCAGCTTGAACTCGCTGGCATCTGTTACCAGTCCACTTAATGGGGCAACACCAGGCGGCGTCGGTATGAGTGGGGATGTGAACATCACGGGATCGTCCGGGCAAGCGGGTGTGTTGAATCAGGGCGGCCTAGGCGGCGCGGCTCCGATGGGTGGTACTCAAAACAGCGGCACGACAGGCGCCACCGGGAATTTTCCTGGGGGGGGGGCGGCTGGAGCCGGCACGGGCGCGAATAGTGCTACGCCGTACGATGGTGCGCCGGGCGCGTCAGGATTAGTTGTCGTTAGGTGGTAGCGGTCGTGAGTTTTGAGGCGGCTCCGAATGATGCGAACTAAGACCTATCGGCGTCGCGGGCTCCCATCGTCGAGGTAATGCATATCATACCGG